TGAACGAGGCGCGCGAGGTGCCCAAGGCGATCCTGGATGGTCTGACAGGGCGCGTCGGTCGCTTCCCGCCTGTCCGTGATGGTGGGTGTGTCGATCCGCAGATCATCATGGATACGAACTCACCCGAGATCGATCACTGGTGGTACGTGCTAGCCGAGCAGGACACCTCGAGCCAGCGCAATAGCGATCTGGTGGACAGTGTGCGACAGGCCGAAGCCGAGATGCGCGCCGCCGGCCAGCTCCGGCCCGATCAGCCGCTATTCAAGTTCCTGGCCCAGTCCGATGCGAACTCACCGGATGCCGAGAACCGCGTGAACCTCCCGAGTGACTACTACGCCAAGGCGAGCGCCGGTAAGAGCGAGGAGTGGAAGAAGGTCTATATCCGTGGGGCTTACGGGTTCGTGCAGGATGGTCGACCTGTGTATCCGGAGTTTCGTGAGAACCTGCACGTCAAGGTGTTCGAACTCAATCCCCGGTTGCCGATCGACATCGGGATCGACTTCGGGCTCACACCTGCGGCCGCTATCGGCCAGCGGTCTTTTACCGGCATCCATCGCGTGCGCTGGGAAGTGGTCACCGAACACATGGGCGCCAAGCAGTTTGCGCTCACGTTGAAGGGATTTCTGCAGCAGACCTGCCCGAATTTCTCGATCGGCACGATCACCGGGGATCCGGCTGGAGACTCCGACAGTCAGAGCGATTCGGACGAGACGTGCTTCAAGATCCTTCGGGCGAACGGAATCAATGCGAAACCCGCTCCGACCAACGATCCCACCGTGCGTCGTGAGGCTCACGCAGGCGCCATGACGCGGATCATCGATGGGGAAGCCGGGTATCAGGTGCACCCGCAAGGATGTCCAACACTTCGCCGTGGGATGTCAGGGCAGTATCGCTATCGCAGGATCCAGGTTGTTGGGGATGAGCGCTTCCATGACAAGCCAGAGAAGAATTCGGTATCCCATGTGTGTGAGGCGGATCAGTACCGGATGCTGGGGTGTGGCGAGGGCAGAGTGGTGTTGCAAGGAACCTTGGGAGGGAAGCGAGTCCGGCCCGCCTATAGCGTCATGTAGTGTTCCATGTGGAACAACTTGATTGTGCCCGCAACCTTGGCCACGCTCCCCCGATGAGTTTCATGGGTAAGATCGCCAACGCGGTTCCGGATCCGCTCACTCACTTCGTGCGGCGCACCGATCCGATCGACAAGGGGATTCAAGGGTATGTGAATCCCAAGACGCCGCCGCCGAGTCCGGGCGTGCCCAATCCCAACGATGCTGCGAATGCCGCGCAGAATCTCACGGACCAGATGCGCATGCGTCGAGGGCTCATGGCGAATATCTTCGCGGGTGGAGGAGGGGCAGCGCCTGTCTCCGGTAAGACCCAACTGGGCACATGATGTTGGCTGCGCTCGCCAAGGCAGAGAGTCTGGCGAAGTTCGCCCGCGCTTCCGGCTCGCCGCTGGACACGTTCCAGCTCACATTGACCGAGGCCGAAGCCTTCGAACTGCTTGATTATTTGGCCGCCGGCGGGATGGGCTGGTATCAGGATCATCATAAGCTCGTGATCGATGTCGCCTTGGCCAAGGCGAATCATGATCCGTGGAGTGTTTTGGAGAACTTCGAGCTTGAGGGGCTGACGATTGGCTCCGTGGACTCACTCAGTTGAGCGATGATGCTAACACCCTGATCCGCGAGTATGAGTACCTGTGGGGCAAGCAGAGTAACTTCCGCATGCTCTGGAACACGGCAGCACAATATGTAATGCCGGCGTGGGACAACTTTATCGGCGAGTTCGCGGAAGGCGTCAACCGCAATACCCGGATCTTCGATTCCACCGGCATCATCGCGAACGAGCGCTTCGCTGCAGCCATGGAGGCGATGCTCACACCGCGCAGCCAGATCTGGCACAAGATCAAGGCGGACGATGAGGAGCTGAATGAAGTCCCGGCCGTGCAGCGGTATCTGGATCGCGTCAACAAGATCATGTTCGCCGCGCGTTATCATCCGCAGGCGAACTTCGCTTCCCAGACGGACGAGTGTTACATGTCACTCGGCGCCTATGGGAACAACCTGCTCTATATCGATGAGGTGGTCGGAACCTGTCTGCGCTATCGATCCGTGCCGTTGAGCGAGCTCGTGTGGGCGCTCAACCACCAGGGCCAGGTCGATACGATGCATCGCAAGTTCCGGTACACGGCCAAACAGGCGATCGACCATTGGGGCAAGGACAAGGTACCTCAACCGATTGCCAACCAGTTCGCCAAGAATCCCTTCGAAGAAGCCGAATGGCTGCACGTGATCAAGCCCAATCCGGAGCATGTCCCATTCGCCTACGGTGACAAGGGCAAGAAGTGGACGTGCTGGTATATCTACCTGGGCAACAAATCGGTGCAGGAACAGAGCGCCTACCGGACCTTCCCGTGTGCGGTTGGCCGCTACCGTGTCGCGCCACGGGAGAACTATGGCCGTGGTCCTGCCACGACCTGTCTGCCTGACATCCGCACCGCCAACGAGATGGTCAAGACGGGACTGCGCGCCGGCCAGAAAGCGGTCGATCCGCCCATTCTCTTGGCCGAAGAGTCGGTCCTGCAGAACTTCAACCAGCGTCCCGGCGCCAACAACTACGGCATGATGACGAGTGATGGCAAGCCGCTCGCCATGCCGTTCGAGTCGAAGAGCAACTGGGAGATCGGAGAGAAGCAACTGGAGGGCACGCGCCAAGTGGTGCGCGATACCTTCCTGAACACGCTGTTCCAGATCCTCGTCCAGAATCCGAACATGACGGCGACCGAGGCTTTATTGCGCGCCCAGGAGAAAGGCGAGCTGATCGCACCCGCGATGGGCCGACAGCAGAGTGAGTTCCTGGGCCCGCTTATCCACCGCGAAATCGATATCCTGTCGGCCGCGAACCAGCTTCCGCCGCCACCCATGGAATTGCTCAAGTCCGGCAAGGGCATCCGGATCGAGTACACGAGTCCCATGGCCATGGCGCTGCGGGCCCAGGAGGGCACCGCCATCATGAACACGGTGAGTGACCTCGCCCAGATGGCAAATCTCGACAAGTCCGTTCTGCAACTCTTCGACTTCCACGAAGCCGGCCGGGAGATGGCCATCATCCTCGGTTGTCCCGCGAAGCTCATCCGCAGTGAGGAAGAGGTGCAAACGCTCATGGAGCACGCCGCCCAGGTCCAACAGGACCAACAGGCGGCTCAGCAGGCACCGCAGGTCGCGATGGGTGTGAAGAACCTCGCGCAGGCTGCGCAGGCGATCGGTGGCGCGACCGGTGCTTCGCCGGGTAGTCCACAGGTTGCCGCCGCGTGACCGATGCCTATGACAACGGGAATGGATCAGTATTGCTTGCGTGGCTGCCGTTCACGACAGTGGTTCCCGACAGCTATAATGTGTATGTGAATGGTCTGCTGAATCAGAATGTCGCCACGCGACAGGCGACCGTGACGGGCCTGACTGCGACGAGTTATTCCGTGGGCACTGTCGCACCCACGCCCAATAATTCCACGCGACCGCAGAGCATGCCACCCACCGGCGTGGTTACGGATTCCTCCACGTATGATTTCCGTGTGACGGCGGTGAAGTCCGGCGTGGAGATCGGCGCGGCACCCGACATTCTGGTGACGGCTCAGCCGAGCTCAGTCATGCTCAAGACGCCGATGAAGCGCGTATTTCCGTTCCCTAACACGGGACTCGACTGATGGCGTTGTCGGTCGATGAGCAGAACGCGGTCGACAAGGAGCGGATCAAAACCCAGATCCGCGATCGCGCGCGGATCTTTCGCGAGGTGTTCGGGGATCGGGACAAACCCACGACCCACGGCAAGATCATCCTGGATGCCTTGAATGTGAAGTTCGGCCACGCGTTGCCGCCCAACGTGTTGGACAACAACGGCCGGACTGATCCCTATCAGACGTGGCGTAGACTCGGGCACTTCGACGTGCTCGAATACATCAAAACCCAGATTGAGTGGAGAGAATCCGATGTCGACCCCAGCAGCCGAGGTGCTTAGTGGCGCAAATTCAGGTGGAGCAGCATCTTCAGGATCGGGTGCGTCAGGCGCTCAAGGCGGTAATGCAGGTGCTTCTAGCGCGGCGAGTGCGTCAGGATCTGGCGGAACTGCTGCAGCCAACCAAACCCAGTTCTGGTCCTCATGGACCGCGCCAGAGCAAAAAGAAACACGGGACTGGGTTCAGAACAAGAACTATGCCGACCCCTTCACCCTTGCGAAAACCGCCCAGACGCTCGAGCGCGAAGCGGCGACGCTGAGGGCGGGCAAGGGCTATCCGACACCGGGTGCTGACGGTAAGGTTGACCCGAATGCCCAGAAAGCCTGGAACGCGCTGACGGGGGTTCCTGAGACCGCCGACAAGTACGATATCCCGCTGCCGGCGGACAATCCCTATCCGCAGTTCAAGACCTTCATGCAGGAAGCGCTACACAAGGCGGGCGTTCCGGCCGCGATGGCACCCGCGCTCGCTCGCGGCTACGAGGAAGCGGTGCAGAAGATGGAAGCCCAGATCCGCGAGACCGAGAACACACAGAGCGCCGCGCAGCTGGCAGAGCTCCAGAACGCCTGGGGCGCGCAGTATCAGGAGCGTGTCGCGCTAGCGCAGCGCGGCAAGGAATGGCTTGCGAAGGAAGTGGGCGGCCTCTCTGACATCCAACTGCGCACGCTTGAATCGGTGCTCACCACCCCGAAGTTCATGGCGGCGATGTGGAAGATCGGCGCGGGCAATGGCGAGGCGCGGTTCGCGGGCAACAACGCCAATGGTGGAGGTCAGTTTGCCGGCGGCGCCAGTGAGGCACAGACCCGGTTGGACCAGATCATGGCGGAACGCTCCGCCGGCACGATCAAGGATCACCAGTGGAGAGAACTGTCCAAACAGGGTGGGGAACTGGATCAGCTCCGTGATCGTATCGTGGGTGGCATGGCGCCGATGCAATGAACGAGCGCGAAACCCTCGGGTCCTGGAAGCCTTAGCGATAGGCCACCCAGAAAATGGCGGTCAGCCCCAACAGGATCAGCGCCGCGATGGTGTAGATCGCCACGGTTCCTAGAATCTCGTCTTTGATCTTCATGGGCGCGCAGTCTTGCATGTGCCCGCAAGCTTGGCTAGGGTCCCCAGCAAGCGGATACGGCGACAGCCCCCGCTGACGGGGTAGAAAGCGACCCAGCCATCCCGGCTCACCGGGTAGAAGCGCCCCCTTCGGGACACGGCCTTCGAAAACTCATCTCCAGTTTTCGAGAGGCTGCGCCGTGTCAACCAACATCGTGACGTTCTATGTTCAGCAGTACGCCAAGACGCTGAACGAACTGGTCCAACAGAAGACTTCCCGGTTGCGCAAGTTCGTGACCGAGGACAAGTATGTGGGTCAGGCCGCATCCCCCGTTGAGCAGGTGGGCGCGGTGAGCATGCAGCCCGTCACCCAACGCTACGGTCCGATGCAGCGCGTGGACGCCGCGACCGACCG